AAGTAAAACAGTTTGAAAGATTTTCTCAACTTTTAAATCATGAAGAATTATCCGATAATGAAAAATTAATTAGTAAAATACCTTATATAAATAAAGTTTTAATTAATGGTATGGACACAACTAAAAAACCAAGAGTTCAACACGATACAATACATAAAGTAAAAGGATTAACTTTTGATAATGTAATAGTAGATCTATCAACATACTATCCGGAACCTCGTAACTTTGAACCAACAAGACTAGCTTATGTTGCTTATAGTAGAGGTAGAACGGACTGTTGGACTATAGGATCTTCTGGTCCTTATTCTTTAGCAAAAATACAAGAAAATTGGAGAGAAATATTAGAACTTTAAAGGAGGAAACATGACTAACAGTGACATATTTAAAAAAGATGGATACGACTCATTAGACAAACAAGTTGGAGGAAAACATTATAAACGAATGAAGCTACAACCTGCAGAATTTATAAATGAAAATAAATTGCTTTTTGCAGAGGGTAACGCTATAAAGTATATATGCAGGCACTCATTCAAGGGGAAGAAAGAGGACATTAAGAAAGCGATACATTATTTAGAAATGATATTAGAAAGGGATTATAATGTGTAAAACTCCGGAAGACTTGGATCTACAAGGTGTAGATACAGTAGCAATCGATATAGAAACGTATGATCCTAACTTAAAAACAAAAGGTTTAGGTGCAATAACAGGAGATGGTTATATAACCGGTGTAGCTGTAGCCACAGGTAAAGATTCTGTTTATTTTCCGTTACGTCACTCTGATAAAAAACTAAATTTTAAAGAACTGGAAGAGTTTTGGGATCAAATAAATAAAAAACTTTTACAAAACAATAAAATTACAAAAGTGTTTCACAACGCAATGTATGATGTTTGTTGGCTTCAATCTGTAACAGGTAAAAAACTTAAAGGACGTATTGTTGATACTATGGTTGCTGCATCTGTAATTGATGAGAATAGATTTAAATATTCATTAGATGCTTTGTCTAAAGATTATTTAAATGAAGGTAAGTATAAATACGATTTAGAAAATTTAGTTTTAAAAGATTCAAATGGAGTTAAAAAAAATGCTATATCTAATATGCATGAAGTGCCTTTTAGTATAGCTGAACAGTATGCAAAACAAGATGTAAACTTAACTTTAAAATTATGGCAATTATTTGATAAAAAATTAGACGAAGTATTATACATAAAACCTGAAACTAAGAAAGAGTATACTCTTAGAAATATATTTGAATTGGAAACAAAATTATTTCCTTGTTTAGTTGACATGAAATTTAAAGGAGTTAGAATTGATGTCGCAAAAGCTATACTATTTGGAAGACATCTTAAAAAAAGAAGAGATCAAATATTAAAAGCAATACAAAACAAAACAGGTATTAGAATAGATATTTGGGCAGCTTCTTCTATTAAACATTTATTAGAATATTTAAAAGTTAAAGATTATAAGGTTACACCTAAATCAAAATTACCTCAATTACCAAAAGATTATTTAAAAACACACGAAGAAAAATCTTTACGTATGATAGCTAAAGCAAGAGAGTATGACAAAGCTGCAAATACATTTGTAGATGGTTTACTTGGTTATGTTTATCAAGGAAGAATTCACGCAGATATAAATCAAATTAGAGGTGATAGTGGAGGAACTGTAACTGGAAGATTTTCAATGAGTAATCCTAATTTGCAACAGATTCCATCAAAAGGTTTTATAGGTAAAAAGATGAGAGAGCTTTTTATACCTGAGGAAGGCCATACATGGGGTAGTTTTGACTATTCTCAACAAGAACCAAGGATTGTAGTGCATTACGCAATAAAACATGGATTAGAAAAAACAAACGATTTAAAAAACCAATTTAATAATGATAAAGCAGACTTTCATCAAATAGTAGCCGACATGGCAAAAATATCTAGAAAACAAGCAAAAACTATTAACTTGGGTTTATTTTATGGTATGGGAAAAGGTAAATTACAAGCAGAATTAAATTTAGATAAAGATCAAGCTAAAAAATTATTTGATACTTATCACAATAAAGTTCCTTTTGTTAAACAATTATCGGATGGTTTAATGAGATTCGCTGAAGAAGAAAAATTAATTTTTACTCTTGAAGATAGATTTTGTAGATTTGATAAATATGAAAGTGTTAATAAAAGATGGAATAATAAAGAACGTAAATTTGAAGAATGGGATCCAGAAGCAAAAGAAATTAAACAAGCAGAGGGTAAAATTAAATATGAAGGTGATTGGGTTGCTCCTAAACTTATGTCAGAAAGTGAAGCTTGGTCTAAGTTTAAATTGTTATTTAATGCTAAATCTAAATCAAAGGTTGAAGGTGGTGAGGGTAAATTTGAAGAACTTACAGAAAAACAAAGACAAGACTGGTTTAAAAATTATTTTACTTCTGCTTTTACTTACAAAGCTTTAAATAGATTGGTACAAGGGTCGGCTGCTGATATGACAAAAAAGGCTATGGTATTATTATATGAAAAAGGTATAATACCTCATATACAAATACATGATGAACTTTGTGTATCTATCAAGGATGAAGCAACACGGATTTTGGTACAAAAAACAATGGAAAAAGCGATTATTCTTAAGGTCAATAATAAAGTAGATTATGAATATGGACCTAATTGGGGTAGTCTTAAAGGATGATAAATTATGGCTTACTTAAATGCAAATATTCCTGTACAATACGCACAAATAAAAAAGGAGTATTTATATGACCTTAAAAAACATCATGGCGAAGTTGAAGACTGTATTATCTTTGCTATTGCCGCAATCACTGGAAAACCAATCTTATTCCATGCCATCATGGAAAACGGTGCAATCTTTTATCGTTTACCCATATCGGCTTTTATTCAACGTGGTTATGACCCCAAGTCTGTTCCGACCAAAAGACTTGATGAATTGGAATTGTGGAATAGTTTTTCTTACTACCCTGCTATTACTTGTTTTGATCTTTTAGACGGACAACACGGCAAATACATAGGTAAAGATAAGAAATGGCATCACGGATCCTATCTTTTCACAGTTGACTTTGCACATCCAGAGAGTAATATAGTTGATACTGATCATTCTGAGATCCCGCACGAACATAAGTGCGCACACATACTTGCCTTAGATGATGGCAATTATGCGGCACAGCCAAACAATAGAATTATATGGGACATACCTTCATTTACAGTGAAGGATGAAACTCCTGATTGGAAGGTACAAACTTCCGAATGGAATGTAGAAAACACAGGTCAATGGAGAACAGAAGACACTGATAATTTTTTCTACGAGATAGAAGAAAAGAAACATGATTAAAAAATGGATTGAAAAAATATTTGGTAAGTTTTGTAAGTGCAAAGTAGATGAACATATTACAATGTACACAGAAGTACCAGAACTTGAAATAAAAATAGTGTGTGATAAACACCCTGATTCTTACAAAAAAACTTGCCCAAGTTGTAGAGCGGCAAAATAATGGAAAGTCTGCGCATGGATTACAGATTTACAGCTGTATTAATATTAATGTTAACTATGTTAGCATTTTTTACAGATCCAGCGTATCCAGCAACTTCACAAACCAACACTAGTGGCTCAAATACAAGTATTGAAGGTGGGTATACGGGGGGAGCAACGACTTACGAATCAGGAAGTACATCTACGTCCACAACTAATTCAACATCAACCAGTAATATAAAATCAGCACCACCAACAGCGTCATCTCCATCATATAATTCTATGACACAGGATGTATGTGCAGTAGGTGGATCGTTAGGTGTTCAAACATTTGGACTTGGTATCAGTGGTGGAAAACATTTTATTGATAAAAATTGTGAACGATTAAAATTAGCAAGAATTTTAAATGACTTTGGGATGCGTGTAGCAGCAGTAGCTATCCTCTGCCAGGATGAGCGCGTATTTGAGAGCATGATTTCTGCAGGCACTGTTTGTCCAATTGACGGCAAAATTGGTAAGGAAGCTATGGCATTGTGGTCTAGATATGGCCATGAAAGACCTGATTATAAAACATATGTTAAACGTATTAAAGACAGAGAAAAAGCTGACAAAAAAGCACAAAAAGAAATGACAAAAGAATTAGAAAAAATGGATAGATTAAAAGTTAAAGAAGATGCTAAAAAAATTAAAATAGAAAAACTTAAATGAAAATATCTGAAAACACATCAATAAGTATGCCAATGAAAAATATGTTAGCAATCATAGCTGGTGTGGCTATGGGTGTGTTTGCTTATACAGAAGTAACATCTAGACTAACAAGTTTAGAAACATCAAGAGAATTATTTCAAGCAGACTTACTCAAGAAGTCAGAACAACTGCCCACGGACCAGGAACAGTTTATGTTACTAGAAGATCTATACAAAACAGTTGAGAAGATTGAAACAAGAATAGAAGACATGATGCACAACAAAGTAAACATACAATTTATTCAAAAACAAACAGAAAAACTTTTACAAGATGTAGAACAATTAAAAGATAAAGTTAGGGCAAACGGAAATGGAACGAGTCACTAGAAAAATTGTACAGTATCTAAATGATATGGAAAAGAAAGCTAAACAAATGAGCTTTACTAAAAATTTAAAAAAAGAAGTAGAAACAGGTAAGAATGGTACACAAAAATATGTACTAAAGCAAGGGGTAAACAAGGGTAAAACAGTATGATAGAGATGGTTGTAGCATTACTTATGATTGTTAATGGTGAGATCAAAGAACATAGAATACAAGATGGTATGTCTCAATGTTTAAAAGGTAAGAGAATTGCTATGCGTACAAATACAGGCACAAGTGTAGACTATCAATGTATTAAAAGCATGGCCGAAACAGAAATATATCTTGGTGAAAAATCAATTGTAACTCTTATATTAAAATGAAATGGTTAGCCTTTGTATTATTAGGAAGCATGCTTTGGTTTATGTTAAGTTGTTTTTCTTCTTCAGTTGGATTAGCAGATGAAGACACTGCAACATCAACA